TATTGACCCACCGATGGATATGAGTGCACAAGTTCTAGTTGCATGTGACGGATCGGGGAATATTGTTAGTGTAGATAAAACTCGTGAAAATATATATGATTATACTTATGATTTGACAGTATTAGAAGAGCGTTATAACATTTTGACGTTTTCATCAGGCAACGCTGCGCTTTCTTACGCTAGATAATTAGACTTATATAAGTTTAAATATTTAGTTAAAATGAAAATGGTGCGGGTCCACAATACTTGAAGCTTTCGTTGCCCGTCGGACCAATCCAACAATTATTATGATCTACAAACGCGTTCACTGTATTAGACGACGTGTCATCGCTAGCATCCTCCGTAGATGCAGTTGGTTCGTTATCTTCGGTCTCTGGTTCGCCTTCGGTGCCGCCATTAATAGCTGCTTCATCGGTTTCGGTTTGAGAAAAGGAGGCGGCATCCATTGCATCACTAACACGTTTAGCCTCTTTTTCCATCTCCGTAGCATAATCATAGGTTTGGTCTATTTCGTAACTTTGCGAATCATATGGTATCTTTTTCAACCGATAAATTACTTGAGAAACACCATCGTCGTTGTCATTGATTTGGAATACCGAAAATCCGCAACCCTTACAGCATTTATCGGATCCGCATTCTAAGTAATCAATATTTTTCTCATCGTTTCTACATATTCTAGGACATACTTGGTATTTTATATCATTATTGTCGCCATCCTTTCCCATTTGAACAGGCATACAACCACCTCCAATATTGGTTGCTTCATTACAATCTTCCTCACATTTGTTATCTTTGATACCGCAACGGGAAATTGTACACACATTTTGATGGTGCGATTTAACTAAATCTTCGTCTACTTCGTCTGTTGTATCATCTTGATATTTAACTTTATATTTTCCATTGACATCATATGAAACAACTTCCGCAGATTTCCAATTATTGTCATAATCTGTTGGATTTAATATTGCTTGTGAAATTGTTTCACCACCCTTATACACTTCTACATAACTGCCTATATCATACGGAGTTGTAGAGCAATCTTTATTGGTATATTTTTTTTCTAATTGGTTAAAAGAAAGTTTATTTTCATCATTAATAAAATGAGTAAATCCTTCGTATGTTTTTTTATTTAATGCCACTTTAAGTAAACAGCCACCAATTATTATTAATGATATCATAATAATTATTGTTTGAATTTTCATACTATAAAATAATATGAGATAAATAAATTGGATTCTATTATTAATTTTATAGCTATAATATATTAAATGGATATTAAACAGGCCTTTGATATTTCGTTTTACAAGAAATTATTTTCTACAAAAGGCGGAAATCTAGAAAAAGAAGCAAAGGAAAAAAATCATTGGTATAAATTCTTTGTTGGTTGTGGTGTATCTATTATAGGAGTTCTTATAGTAGGTCTTGCGGGTGCTAATATTGTTTATTTTTCTAAGTTGAGCACTGAAGATAAAACCGGACAAAGTGACATTGAGACAATTGGGACGTATTTTCCAATACCCGAAAATTTAAAATTTGGCGTCCTTGCTGGTAAGCGATATGATGATTTTGAACCGTATGTTAGTGGAACGGATGTGGAGGTAAAACCTGCTAATATAACCCTTAGTAAATTCAACATACCTCCTTCTGGAAATCCAGATAAAATGTTTGGTCGTTGGCCATATAAAGAGGAGAATTTTGACGAATACGATGATAACGGGCATTTTGCCATAAGAAAAATGTGGATAATGCGTTCTATTGCAGCAACCTACATTTTTTGGAGAGCAATCTTACAAAAAATTTTTAAAGTGATGAGTCATTGCTCACCTGGAATCAAACTAATAATATCACTTATGATATTCACAGTCTTTATCGGTGGCCCTGGTTTGTTGGCAGGTATTCTAAGTAATAATGCATCTGGTTCAAGTAGTGGATTTGCAGCTATGATAGTATTTTCGCTATTTATAATTAGTATAACTCAAATAAGATGGGAAAAGGGTTCATGGGGAAAATTAGGATATGTTTGGCACGGTTTTGCTAGTATTTTAGATATGGCGATTTTAACAATAGTAGGAACGGGTATGGCTATTGTTATGATGCTGCAATTTATAGGAACCTTTATTCCACCCTTCGGTCCATTCTTATTTAATTTCCCAGGCGCTATGGCTGCATTGGGAGAAATAAGACAACCTCTTTGTGTATTATTTGGGTTTTTCTGTATTGTATTTGCCAAAATGTATTTGAATAAAGTCATATTTTCTGGTATGACAATAACTGTGATGGTGTATATTCTTATGCAGCTAAATTATCTTAGACGTAGTTTCTACAAAAAATTAGTATCAAAGAATGAATAAAAGATAAACCACAATTATTATATAAAAGAAGTTTTTATATAATATCAATGAGTTCCACTAATAAACCATTTGTTAGTATTTGTACTCCAACATTTAATCGCAGACCGTTTTTTCCGTATATTATCAAATGTATAGAATATCAAGATTATCCTAAGGATAAAATAGAATGGATAATCATAGACGATGGTACTGATAAGATAAAGGATTTAGTGTCGCATCTTCCCTATGTGAAATATTTTGAATATGAAACCAAAATGTCATTGGGCAAAAAACGAAATCTGATGCACGAAAAATCTAAAGGAGAAATTCTAGTGTATATGGATGATGATGATTATTATCCAGTAGATAGGGTATCTCATGCGGTTGAGACCCTACTATCGCATCCGCAAGCACTTTGCTCTGGAAGTAGTGAAATCTTTATTTATTTCAAGCATAATAAAACCGTATATAAGTTCGGTCCGTATGGACCTAATCACGCAACTGCGGGAACATTTGCTTTCAAACGAAAGCTGTTAGAAATAAGTAAGTATGATGACAAGGCGGCCATTGCAGAAGAAAAACAATTTTTACAAAATTATACTATTCCTTTTGTACAACTAGATCCACAAAAAACAATTTTAGTGTTCTCCCACGACCATAATACATTTGATAAGCGCAAGCTCCTTGAAAATCCTCATCCTGACCTCGTAAAAGAGACCGACAAGAAGGTGGAGGAATTTATCAAAGATGATGAGATGCGTAATTTTTATATGAACGAAGTAGATAATATATTAAAGGATTATGAACCCGGAAGACCTACAATGAAACCAGATGTATTAACGCAAATCATTGATATTGAAGAGCGCCGCCGCAAAGACGCCGAAAATAGGTATAATGAGTTGGCTTCAAAGTTTCAAGGACGAATCGTAATTCAAAATAGCGACGGACAGTCCAAAGAACTCTCCAATGATGAGGTGATTACGATGCTAAGACAACAACAAGCACATATTAATCAATTGGTTGGTGAATTAAAAAAACGCGACGAAGTAATAACAGTTCTCAAAATGCAATTACATAATGGCGCAGGTAATATTCAGATGAATATAATTGAGCACGATGAAGAACGTCTGATGGGACAAATAAATCAGGTTAATTAAATATTACAGATTAACTAAATATTACAATTAAACCATCATTTACAACTGGTCTTCAGTATTACTATTTGCGTAATTATCCAAATATTTATACACTCTTCTAATATCAAGTTTATTTATTTCGTATGGTTCAAGTATGTTGAACAGCTCTTCTTCCGTATTGTTATGTTTAAGCTGTATAAAAAATGTAAACACATCTTTGATATCCATACCAAGAATTTGACATATTTCTTGAATAAATATAGAATTATTATATTCAGTGCTGTATTTTGTTAATACCTTTGTAAATCTAACCTCCGATGGATTAAATGGTTTATTTACATTCTCATGATACAAACGATTATTTTTAAACGTTTTAATCAATGAACTCATTTCATTGAATTGCCATATCTGCTTTTGAAATGTAATTCTATCTATGTAGTCTGCAAAGCATATATTGGCCAAAAATTTTTCATATAACGGAAAAGAAGTTTCCTTCGGCATTGTTGATAACATATCTATAATATTTTCGTGCCACAACAATCCTACAATTGTCCGATCGGTTTCGTTCATTACAGTTTGATGGTCTGTCAAGGAATATGATTTGTTAATTAACTTTCTAGTAATAGTTTTTGTATCTTCATTGTAAGACTTTGGTTGTAATATGTTTTTAATTATTTCATTTTTTAAAATACTTTGGTGATTAATATAAATATCATAAAGTGTTCGCAGTTTTCTTAAATCGCTTTTAATAAATTCTTTTATATTTAGATTTAATGTTTCGTCTATATTAGGCATTGCCGATTTAATGATTGTGTTTATTTGATTGTCTGTTGGTGTTTTTAGTTCAAATACATTACACACTTTCATTAACTCTTTTATTTTTTTATCAATATGGTAATTGCTAATACATATAATAGGTATATTGGTTATTTCCTCTTCTTTTTGTTTCTTTGTTTTTTTAGGACGTATTTGTTTTATGAGTGAGTTAATACCGCCTTTATCACCATTGTTCATTCCATCAATTTCATCCATTACTATTGCTATTTTCTTCTTTTTTTTATTAAATAAACTGATTACATTTTGGTCAGACATATTATTATTTGTAATATTGTCAATTACCATTTTATTGCGAATATCGCCTGCATCGTATAAGACAATATCATAATCCATTTTTTGCAGAAGATTTTTTATAAAGGTGGTCTTTCCCGATCCAGGTGAACCATAAATATAAATTCCACGTTTCTTAGTAAGGTCCTTTTTATTATTTTCAAAATCTATCAATGTGGACCTTACCTTTTCTGTAATATGATCTCTATCTAACAATTTATTAAAGTCAAGATTATCCATTAACCGTTTTAATTAGGTAAAAAAGTGTTTTTATGTTGTTTTTAAGCTAACGAATGTTGTTTGAATATACTCATACATTTACCAGAATTATTTTCATATATGTAAAAATTTATAAATTCCATATAATTTTTATAGTTGCGATGTTTATACGTATATTTGTGTTTTTTACTCCACTTATAATATTCAATAGTTAATATTTTTTCAAATAAGAATGAAAGGTCATTACGTATTAAATATCTTATGTAATTATCTTTCATTCTATCCATAATCTGGTCATACCGAATTGAATAGTTAAGAGAATGATTCTCTCTGTTTACCAGATAACATACACAACGCGGTATATATTCATATATAATTTTCAGAATATCATCCGAAAAAATATCAAACAACATATTAGTAATAATAATATATATTACTAATAATATATATTACGTGTCGTTTGGAGAGAACAATATAGTTATTTAATAGCAATTATCTTTAGCAGTTGGATTATTTGTAACTCCATCCCACGTAACATTACATTTATCCGCCCATTTCCGTTTTTCACACAATCCACCCATCCCCTTGAACTTTGACAAGGTGTTATCAAATTCATTACAACCTGTAATACTGTCACTGTACCCTAGACTTTTGTCATTTTTACAGATAAAGTCAGTATTTCCATTTTCATCAGATGGTTGTGTTTCAATGCTCCAGTAATCAGGACAATCGGCAATAACAGGAGGATACTTGACCTCACTGTTCAAGTTTGATAATGATACACCAATCATTGTAAGTGTAATAATTAATATAACAATCGCAACTATCATTACGATTGACTGAAAATTCATAAAATAAAACATTATATAAAATAATAGTATATAATTTTTTCTGTTAAAGTAATATAATGAACTACAAAAATAACAATATTAGTATTACTGGACCAAATAAAACAGCTGTTTTTACACTGAGCGATAGAATTCCCATAGATCACACGGTATCATTTAGAGATGCAATGACAAAGGACGTGTATAACACTAAAAATACGCTATATGATTTATTTTTTAGTGACTCTAACGTCAATATTTTACAGAATGAAATCCAGCTTGGGGTTCGTAAAATGTCCAACAATAAGTACAATGTAGGTAGACAGAATACAGATCAATTAAAAATAATCATGAACAGTATTTTTGTTGAAAATAGTCGCAATCAGACAAACGATGTTAACAACGCAATAAAAAATTTGAATGCGCTAGTGTTACAATATGCTATTCCTCAAGTATTCAACTCGGTTGAAAGTTATCTTAAATATAAACGCGATATTGCTACTATTGCAACGCCTATGAACAATCCTATTATGACCACCAAGAACAAACAACTAAAACAACACAGATGGATGTAAATTTCGTATTTTAAATATTTATTTCTTTTTCTTAATCTTAAGTTTAACAACGGACTTTTCCTTTGCCTTCTTAAATAAGTTATAGCCCTCCTCTAACTTATCTAACTCTTCGAGCCATATAGTGCTTTCGTCTTTTCCCTTGAGCGTATTCAGCTCGCTAAGCTTATCGCCTTCTTCTTTGACTAGCTTCTCGTAATTCTCCTGCGTCACGCTATCCATAGGCATTTTAACTAAATATTTGTATTCGTCGTCGTCGTCAACCCGGTCATATTTATGCGTTTCCAAGAGCGAGACTACCATTTCTTTGGTTTTGCGACGCAAGTCAATGGTGTCTTTGAGAATTTCACTGATGAAGCGTGCCTTATTGGACAATAATTTAGCCTCTTTTTCTAGGTTTTCCAATTGATATATTTTGCGTTCCTTATATTTAGTCAGACGCACACCCATATAATGATCCGCGATTTCGCTCGCTGTATTGTATTTGCGTAGCTTTTCCGTCTCATCAAACATATGCATATTTGTAGTCGTTCTGGTAGTGTATAGCTTTAACAGCTTTTCAAGCGCATTACAGCCATTATCTAGTGATTTACTAGAAAGTTCTGCGATTTTACCATTGTGGAATGTTAGAGTGATGTCGACACTTACGTCGGTGCTCATGTCGTTATAATCCTTGACATACGATTCGCTCTTGGTCTTCTTCTTGCCGTCTCCACCGTCAATCAGCTCTTCAACATACTTCTTGAAGTCATCCGTCCACAGTCCAATAGGTAGTTCCGTAATCCGAACCTCCTTTCCATTCAGCACTTCGTAACATCCTTTGATAAGCCATTTCGTGTCACTTATTTTGGTAATCGTGCCTTTAAAACCCTCGTAATATGGTTCTAACTCAGGTTTCTCTTTGTTGGTAAGAGAACAGCGAATGTATGATATAATATCCATTGGATTGTAGCACATAATATCCGTGCTAAATCCAGTTCCGATTCCCTTGCTTCCGTTGACAAGAATCATTGGAATAATCGGAGCATAGTAAATCGGTTCAACGGGGGTTCCATCGTCGTCCAAATACTTGAGAATCGCATCGTCTGATTCCGGATATAGTAGACGCGTGATCTTACTGAGATTGGTATGAATATACCTCTCCGACGCCGAATCGCTTCCTCCCTGGAGGCGCGTTCCAAACTGACCGTTTGGTTCTAGTAGGTTGATATTATTTGACCCCACAAAGTTCTGGGCCATTCCCACAATGGCGCCGTTAAGACTGCTCTCGCCGTGGTGGTAACAGCTGATTTCGGATACCGAACCGCTGAACTGCGCAACCTTTATCTCGGAGGTCAATCGCCGTTTGAACGCCGTATACAAAATCTTACGAAGACTCGTCTTCAATCCATCCATAATGTTAGGAATTGAGCGGTCGCAATCGTATTTTGAGAAATGAATCATTTCATGCTGAATAAACTCTTGATACGTAATATCTTGCTTGTTCGTATCAAGGTATAACTCACGGTCGTATTGCTCCAACCACGCTTTACGGTCGTCGGCACGTTGTTTATTAAACACCATATCTATTGAGTTCACACAACTCTCGCCTGTTTTTACAAAATTTACGATTTTTCTTTCGGCGAAGTATTGTTTGAACTCCTTGCTGGTAGAAGTTCCCAAACCCTTGTAATATTTAACCTTCCATCCCTTCACATCATTGCTGCTACACCAGTTTGCCCATTCACCATCGTTATAGAACTTGAGCTCGCTATTGCCTTTCTTTGCCTTGAGAATCGGCGTATTCATAAAGCCAATGAATCCGTCAATGTCTAATAGCGACGCCCATTCTGAATCAAAGAGATTGATACCTAATCCCTTAATATGGCTACCGTCTAAATCTTGGTCGGTCATAAATAGCAGTTTACCATAACGAAGTCGTGTTTTCACTGTATCAGGAGTATACTCTTTACCCGTTTCAATACCGAGAATCTGCTTGATTTCGTGAATTTCCTTATTGTCCAAAATTCGTTTTTGTGTTTCGCCTCTGACGTTAAACAGCTTGCCACGCATCGGATACACGCCAATCGTGTTCCTGTCCTCGGTGCTGAGACCCGAAACGATACCTGCCTTG